CAAAGTGTTATAGATGAAGCGGTACAGGCAAATCAAAGCGGTGTTATAGATTACAATACCGCAATGCGTAGAACCATGAAGCAGTTAGTAGATAGCGGCATACGATATGTAACCTATAACACCGAGAGCGGAAAAGTGTATTCTCAAAGATTAGATACAGCGGTACGGCGAAATATTCTTGATGGCGTACGTGCAATCAATCAAGGTGTACAGGATGAAACGGGCAAACAGTTTGGTGCAGATGGTAAAGAAATTACAGTACATGAAAATTCGGCACTAGACCATGAACCAATACAGGGGCATCAATTCAGTAATGAAGAATACGAAAAATTACAGAATGAACAGTCGTTTCATGATGTAAACGGAAAAAGATTTGGGGCTATTAAACGTGCTATTGGAACGTTGAACTGTAGACATTTTGCCTATTCAATCATTATTGGCTATTCAAAACCTAACTTCACGCAAAAGGAGTTAGATGCGATGATAGCCAGAAATCATAAGGGCTACACATTCCCAAACGGTAAGCATCTGACAATGTATGAATGTACGCAGATGCAGAGACAGTTGGAAACGCAAGTAAGACGTGCAAAAGATGGACAGATTATGGCACGAAAAGCAGGAGACATGGAACTTGCACAACAGTATCAGTTAAAAGTTAATAAGTACGTAAACCAATACAAGGTGTTTAGTAAAAACTGCGGGTTAAGTCCAAAAATGGGTAAAATGACAGTATCTGGATATCAAAAAATTAAAGTCGCTAAAAAATAGCGACTTTTTTGTGATTAATTTCACAAATTTTATACATAATCGTTGTATATCATGTTATAATTTAGACGTGGAGATGTTAATTTCCCGTCTAGCATAAAGACATATAAAGAAATGCACATTCTGACCGCACACCGTAATGCGGACATATAAATAACGGATATAAATGAATGTAAGGAGATTAAGCAAAAAATGAATGTAAAAGAACTTTTCGACAAGGCAGAAAATGGAACGCTGAATTGGGAACAATTCACAGCGGCTATGACTGCTAACAATGCGAACTTCGTTGACTTAGGCGAGGGGAAGTATGTTTCCAAATCAAAGTACGATGATGAAATCAATAAGTTAAACGGACAGATTACGTCTCTTAACGGTACGATTACAAATCGTGACACTGATTTAGAAGCACTGCGTCAAAAGTTTGGTGGTATTGAAGATATTGATACCCTCAAGACTGCCGCTAAAGATTTAGACGCTTTACAGAAAAAGTACGACAAGGAAACAAAGGCATATCAAGCCCAGTTATCCCAGCAGGCGTACGAGTTTGCTGTAAAAGATTTCGCCAATGGCAAGAAGTTTACAAGTAATGCCGCAAAACGTGACTTTGTAAATTCAATGATTGCAAAGAATCTCACCATGGAAAACGGTGTAATCATCGGTGCTAGTGATTTTGTAGATGCGTATTCAAAAGATAACAGTGATGCCTTTCAAGCAGACGCACCTGCTGAACCATCAGAACCGGCTAAACCGAAACCAACGTTTGTAGCACCAACTGATTCGAGTGACCAATCACCGGCTGACCCGACAGGTGGATTTGCAAATGCGTTTCATTTTACACCGATTCATCCCCAAGACTAATTATTAATTAAGGAGGATAGAAAATTATGTCTACACCTGCAAACAATGGCGGTGCTAATCCGGCAGTAGGCGCAGTAAACTACGCTACACAGTATGAACGTGCATTATCTCAAATGTTCCCGTATGTCCTCAATTTCGGTGCCCTCTATAATACACCGAATAACGGACGTTATCGTTGGGTAAATGCTAAGACAATTGAGATTCCGAGCATTTCTACAACTGGTCGTGTCAACGCTGACCGTGATACAGTAGCATTCGCACAGCGTAACTACGACAACAAATGGGAAACAAAGACCCTCACTAACGAACGTAAGTGGTCTACTCTTGTTCACCCGATGGATATTGACCAGTCCAACATGGTTGCGACAATTGCCAATATCACACAGGTATTCAACCAAGAGCATAAGTTCCCAGAAATGGATGCTTATTTAGTGTCCCGTATCTACAGTCTCTGGACAACTTCTGTAGCAGGAGATTCTTCTCACGGTGCATATGTTGGTAAGACTGCTGATACAACTACATTATCCAAAACGAACATCTTACAGGTATTCGATGACCTCATGCTCAAGATGGATAACGCACGTGTTCCGTCCAACGGCCGTATTCTCTACGCTACTCATGAAACAGTACAGCTGTTAAAGAGCGCACAGATTGACCAGAACAACACGTTAAGCCGTTCTATTAATGTAGAATCTGGCCCGAATGCGATTGACCGCCGTATTAATCGTCTCGATGAAGTACAGGTAATCGGTGTACCGGCTGTACTCATGAAGACTGCTTACGACTTTACAACCGACTGGGCTCCGGCGAAAAGTGCTGACCAGATTAATATGTTCCTTGTTCACCCGAATGCGGTTATTACACCGGTTTCTTATACATTCAGTCAGTTAGATGCACCGAGTGCTATGAGTGAGGGTAAGTGGACATATTATGAAGAGAGTTTCGAAGATGCTTTCATTCTTAATAAGAGAGCAGACGCTATTCAGTTCAACATTACACCAAATTCTGATACAGATACCGACACTGATTAATAGGAGTTAAATAATGGCAACTGTACAAAGATATAACGTAATTCTTCAAGTCGCAGATGACGCTGATACTATCCAAAGATATATGGATAAGGGATTCAATGTCATTGACGGAAGAGGCCACGTAGTCAAAGAAGCCATGCCAAATGAAGTAGGAGCGTTACAGTCCAAAGTAGTAGAACTGCAAAAGGAAGTTGCTGAATTAAAGGTTAAATTAGCATTAGCAGAAAACACTGTTGAAGCGGAAAACACGGTTGAACCGGTTAAAGTTTCTAAACTAATTGAAGACGATAATTCAGAACCGATTGTAGAAAAACCGAAGCGTGGGCGTAAGGCGAGAAAGTAAAAATGAAAGGTGGTAACGTCTATGTATCTTACCTATGCAAAGTTTAGAGAATATGGTGGAACATTAGATGAAACCACCTTTAATTCTTACGAATTTGAAGCTGAAACTGTCGTAGATTGGTATACCTTCAATCGACTACAAAAAGATGCGACTTTAAGTGAAGTGAATCAAGAAAAACTCAATCGGTGCATGTACGCACTTATTGAGATTATCAAGTCACAGCATGACATGATAACCGCAAGTGCTGATGCATCCGACACTACAACGGGTAAAGTGATTGCGTCACAGTCCAACGATGGAGTATCTGTTAGTTACAATGTGCTTAATTCTACGGAATTATCAGAACTGTTAAAACAGAAATCAGCGAACATTGTACAGCGGTATCTTAATGGCGTTACAAATTCACTTGGGCGTAAACTGTTATACAGGGGGTTATATCCGAATGAGTAAAGCGGGATATCCTGTATGGTGGGACACTACAATAACTGTATATAACCGTTATGAAGATGAACAAACCAATTTGGTTACATGGTATCGCAATGTTGTTACAGATTGTTTCTGGAAATATACAGGCGATAAAATCAAAATTGGAGATACTATCTTAGAGACAAATACGATTATCTGTAGAGTGCCAAAAGATGAGAAATTTCGAACTCAAGACGTGTGGGCATCTATCCCAAATGACCAACGGGGACAATATTATACATTCAGTCCAAATGACATTATTGTCATGGGAGAAGTGGACGATGTAGTTAATGAGTATGAATCTGGGCATAGGTCTACTGACTTACTAGATAAGTATAAAAAACTACAGGGATGTATGCAGGTTGAAACCGTGGCAATTAATACCCACACTGGCACAAATAACCCACACTATTACGTAAGAGGTATTTAATGTCAAAATTCATTACGTGTGACGTGAGTATATCCGATGCATTCTTAGAAGATAAGTTAAACGAATTGATAACACCGGAACTTATGTTAGAAATTCATAACTTATTTGCTAAAATGTGTGACCCGTATGTACCGTTCTTGGAGGGGCCGCTTTCACAAACGATTGAGGTAACATCAGACGGCGTACGTTATACACAACCGTACGCACACTATCAATACTATGGAACAGAGTTTAGGCATACTCTTGATTATCACCCGTTAGCATCTGCCATGTGGGATAAAGCTATGATGACGGATAAAGGGGAAGAATTTACAGAACAGGTACGACAAATATTAATAAGGAGGGCTAAAGAACTGTATGGATAAAAACCAAGCAATTATTGACTTCCTTATTACGTGCCCAAAAATTCTTAATAGTCCGTTATATTTTAACTTCATTAACGGTAAAGATAAGAATAAGCAGATTATCACTACTGGGAATGAAAAAATATTAAATCGAGAGTATATTGATGGTTCAGTCCTTAAAAGATTCACATTTACGATTATTGATTTCCGCTCAGTCGCATATCAAGCAATCGTAAAACAACAGGGGTTCCCTAACGAAAACGTTGAAGAGTTATGTGATATTCAAGGATTGTTAGATTGGGTAAATGAACAGGCAGATGCAAGAAATTTCCCTAACTTTGGTGAAAACTGCCAAATTGATTCAATGCAAACGTTAACGGAAAATCCAAATCTTAACGGCGTTGATTCTACAGTATCGCCAGCGTTAGCAAAATATAGTTTCTCAATTCAAATTGAATACTTAGATACATCCAAAGTAATTTGGGGAAAGTGAGGATATTATGACACCAAAGCAATTCACACTTGATGCCGGTCAGCGTGCAGAGCGTAAGTTACTTATCACTGTAGCAGAATGGAAAGAAACTTCTGGTTCTGGTACTGACGCAACAACTACAACTGTTCGTGAAATCTTAGGTACACGTACACCGGATTCTTCAATCGAGTACAATGCGGATATCACAACTGAAACAGATATTCGTGGTATTAACTATACAGACGTTAACCGTACACAGCCGCAACAGGATTTTGACCCGTATCTTGTACTGGGTGGTTCTAAACTGGGCGCACTGTTAAACGATATTCGTAGACGGAATGCGTTATCTGAATTAAGTCAGTTTGATGTATACATCATCACTGCGTTTATTAAAGAAACTAGCGGTACAGATGTTGCATACGAGGCTGAAAAGCACACTGGTTGTACGATTGCTTATACAGCGATGGGCGGTGATTCGAATGTTAACTTCCCGATTTCTGTATATTACAGCAACAACATTACAACTGGTACTGTAGATAAACTGTCTGATGACTTTGTATTTACAGCAGATGCAGAGGTATAAGGAGATATTATGGCACTTGACCAAGATGTAAGACAGGATGATATTGTTGACGTTGATTTATCGGAAACACAGAAAAAGCGTTTCCGTATTGACGGCGATAACTCACGGATTATTTATTTGAATACATCCGACTGGAACATTCTGAAACGGTTAAAATCTGTATATCCAAAACTTGAAAAACTTGCCGCAAATGCGGCAGTGCAGATGGACAATGACAAACTCGATGAAGATACGATGATTAAGAAACTTGATGAAATTGATGAACAGATGCGTCAATTAATCAATGACTTATTTGACGATGAAATTGACGGCGTTGTTGCACCAGATGGTACAATGTTCGATTTATTTAATGGCATGTTTAGATTCGAATATATCATTGAACGTCTGTTTAAGCTGTATGAAGACAGTATTAAGTCTGAACAGCGTAAAGTGATTGAACGGGTTTCAAAGCACACCAATAAATACACCAGAAAATAAATATGTATGAAATTCCACAGTCAGTAAATCTAAACGGTAAGGAGTTTGCAATCCGAAATAAAGGTGATTATCGAATGGTCTTAGATTGTTTGATAGCACTTGATGATGAGGAATTGACAAAAGAGGAACGTATAGCATCGGCATTAATTATCTTCTATGAAGATTTGAATAGTTTAGATGATATACAGACCAAATTACCGGATACTGAATTAGCGTTTACTGAAATGTGTAAATTCTTCAATTGCGGACAAACAGAGAGTCTCGGTGCCACGGTTAATTATAAATTAATTGACTGGGACAGAGACTCTCAATTAATATCTAGCGCAATTAATAAAGTCGCTAATACAGAAATCCGCAGTGTGCCATACCTTCATTGGTGGACATTCATGGGCTACTATTTAGCAGTCGGAGAAAGTGCTTTGGCTACAATAGTTGGTATTAGAAATAAAATCATGAAGGGTAAAAAATTAGAAAAGTATGA